GCAGATGAAATAGTGGCGCATAATGGAGATAGATTCGATATAAAATGGTTGCGTACAAGGTGTTTAAAACATAAGGTTGATATGTTTCCTCAATATCAATCTATAGACACGCTTAAACACGCTAAAAGTCAGTTTAATTTCAATTCAAACAAGTTAGACTATATTGCTAAATTTCTGGGAGTTGGTGCGAAGCTGAAGCACGAAGGTATGGATATGTGGAAAGCTATCATTTTTAATAAAGATGCGGATGCATTAAAGCGAATGGTAGAGTATTGTGATATGGATGTTATTGTACTTGAAAAGGTTTACCACAAATTAGAACCATATACAAAGCAAAAAGTAAACTATGCGGTATTGAGAGGTGGAGAGAAGTTTGAATGCCCTAACTGTGGTAAATTGCCACACTATAAAAGTATGTACACAACTGCGGCAGGAACTATTCAACACAGAATGCAATGCTCAGACAGACAAATTTGCAATAAGAAGTTTACTATTAATAACAAAACTTACATTGGTTATTTACAATTTAAACTGCGTAGTAATATAAAATAGCTACCTTAGCAGAACTTTTTTCGTAAAGTACAATCTGTTTTGTTTAGGTAAGAAAGGGAGTTTGGGAACATTCTCCCTTTGTTTTTTTAAAATAATTAAAATAATTTGTTTAAAAGTATTGCAGTTATAAACAATTGTATTATATTTGTCGAAACAATAATACAAAACAGATGAAAAAACAGATTAAAGAAGCCTTAGAACTTCACGCAAAAGCAAACGAATTGCTTTACTTATGCGAAGGAATGCAGAACCGAATAGATAATATGCTACGGTACAATGCAGAGGTAGCCATCCCTAACAACTTTCACGAGCATTCAGAGAATGTTATTGATACCTGCCAACGTGGATTAGGTAGATTATGGAGAAGCTACCAGATAGTGATTGATAAACTTAAAAGCCTTGATGAGATATGAAAGAGGATTTAATAAAGTACGTTGAGCAATTGGAGATTGAGCGACAAGCAAACACGGATGTTTATTCAGAAGAAACACTAAACAGATTAGATAATTTAATTAAAGAGTACCACAAACTAATATTGTCATTATGAAAACACGAAACGTATTTAAGAAAGTAACAGAGGCATTTAACCAACACGTAAAGCCTACTACATTAGAAAACGAGTTCATCCCTAACAACGGAGTAAGATACGGAGACTTAAAAAGATATTGGGATAATTACAACGCTCAGTTAGTAAATAGAATCTCAGAAATAAAAAGAGAGTTATGAAAGCAAACGATAATGTTAGAATTTGGATAGAGGATTCAGTAGAACCTGAAGGTGGTTTTTGGAGTTATGGATTTATTGATGAGGTTGGGATGTTTCGACAAAATGATTTTGACTACACAGGAAAAGAAGATGAGTTAGACCTTGTTGAGCAATATATAAAATGGGGTTATAAAGTTGAGAAAATTAACTCTGAATTCAAAAAAGGAGACAAAGTAAAAGTTAGTGGGTGCTTTAGTGACTTTGCACATAAACACGATAACGAATGGTTTAAAGGAGAATTTGTAATTGAATGTTCAAGACCATCAGTTTATAAATATAGAGTTAGAGTAAACAATAAAATGTCGGATTGGAAAAACATAAAGAAAGATGAAACGATTTAAGATAACATACAAGGTAAAGCTAAAGAGATGGGAGGAGCGTTACTTAATTGTAAGCGCATACAATCAGTCAGATGCTAAAGATAAATTCCAATTATGGAAAGGTTTAATAACAGATATAAGTGAGATATAAGATGCCAGATATAGCAATGTGCAAAAATGAAACTTGCAAACTAAAGAAAGAATGTTACCGGTATATGGCAGAACCATCTAAATATTGGCAAACATACGCAGATATAAACCCTAACGAAAAAGGCGAATGTGATTACTTCATTAAATACTATTTACAAAAACATTGAAATATTTAAAAACTATTTAACATTATGAATTATAACATACAATCAATTACAGACACAAAGAACTCATTTCCTAAGAATACAAGATTCGTGTTTGAGGATTTTCTAATAGCTTGTCCTTTCTCTCTAGAGTATCTTCGCCAGGTATCACGCAAACGAGAAGTAATGCAATGGCGGCAGTTAGGTATGGTTTGGTTAGCAATAGAAAATATGCATTTAAGCAAAGCAGGTAAGTTCTTTGATAAAGACCATAGTACAGTTATTCACGCTTTAAAAGTAGTTAGAGAGGCTAATAACGGATTTGATTATGTGCTAAAAGAAAAGATTGATAAGATAATGAACTGCATAGATTTAAGTGTACCTTACTCAAACGATTCAAGCGAGAACGAAAAGAACTCTTTAATTTATTTAGAACGATTAATTAAAAAAAAATTAGCTGCTGAAGGTATGCTATGTGTTTAAAAGTATTATATTTGTAAACAATTAAAAACAGATAACTATGAAAAAAGAAGAAGTGGTAGACGTTCTACCGAAAAGCGAAACTATCTACACTAAGCTATGGAAAGCAAAGCAAGAGATAGGTAAAGTTACTAAAGGAAGTAACAATCCTTTCTTTAAATCAAAATACGCTGATTTAAACGCTATTTTAGAAGCTACTGAACCAATCCTATTAAAACACGGTTTAATACTCTTACAACCCATCTTAGACGGCAAGGTATGCACTCAGATAATAGACATAGATAACGGAGACAAGATAGAAAGCAGTTTAGTTCTTCCAATGATTACCGACCCACAGAAATTAATTGCTTCGATTACTTACTACCGAAGAGGAAGTTTACAGACACTTTTAAGTTTACAGGCGGTGGATGACGATGGTAACACGGCACGAGAAGCAGTAAGTAAATTATTTCCTCAGGAACGTTTTGAATCGGGACTTGCTAAAGTATCAAACGGAGAGTTAACTACAGAACAATTTAAGAATGCTTTGAAAGGATATGAATTAACTGAGTTACAAACCAAAGCACTTTTATTATTATGAAAACACCTGTAGAATTTATTGAAACTGAATTAAAAGGAATTTATGAAAGTGATTATTTAAATAAAATAATTCAACAAGCTAAAGTATTAGAGGCAAAAGAAAAAGCACTTGAAGCAAAAAAAAATTATTTAGAAGGTTTTAAATCTTCATTAGATGCATTAAATGATTTATATAAAGAAGTTGAAACGCATTTTAATAATCATAACGTATGACACCAAAAGAAAGAGCATTTGATTTAGTAGAACAGTTTAAATTTGAAACTCTTGAAAGTGAAGTATTGAATAGAATAATTATAGATGATATTTCAGTTCAATTTAAACATCATAAAGCTAAGCAATGTGCATTAATTACTGTTGAACATTGTTTATTAACAGCTAAATATATGCCTGAAACTTTAGAATATTGGAATAAAGTAAAAGAAGAAATAAAAAAATTATGAAGATTAGATGTAGCGCAATAGGTAAGATAATGACTTCTCCCAGAACAAAGGGAGAGGTTCTATCTGAAACTGCAAAGACTTATATTCAAGATTACTTTAAAGAAAAGGAATTAGGAATAGCTAAAGAGTTTTGGAGTAGATATACAGATAAAGGTTTACAGATGGAAGATGAGGCAATAGAGTTTGCAGGTCAAGTCTTAGGGTGGGAGTTTGTAGTTAAAAACACGGAACGATATAATAACGAATGGCTAACAGGAGAACCCGATGTAATTACAAAAGACTTACTTGCTGATATAAAATGTTCTTGGGATGGTTCTACGTTTCCATTATTCGATACTGAGTTAAAGAATAAAGATTATTTTTGGCAGATGCAAGGATATATGATGCTTACAGGATTAGATAAAGCTGAGTTAATTTACTGCTTAATGAACACCCCCCATCAAATTGTAGAAGATGAGGTTCGTAGAGCGCATTGGAAAGCAGGATTAATAGATGAGGATTTAGACTTGCGTGAAGCGGTACAGAGCCAACACACGTTTGACCATATTCCTAACAACCTACGAATTAAAAGATTCATCGTAGAAAGAGACGAACAAGCTATTGAACAGATTAAAGAGAAGGTAGAACTTTGCAGAAACTACTACGAACAATTAAAAAGTATATTATGACACGAGAAGAAAAATGCAAGTACGCAAAAGAAAGCGGTTATAAGTACGATGTGAATACGGGTAAGATTTACGGAATAAAAGGTAAGGAAATAACACGTAGGCACAAAGGATATATAGCTATTAATTTACGAGTAGGAGAAAAAAACGAAAACTTATTTGCTCATCAATACGCTTGGTGGTTATGCTTTAATGAATTAGTTGAGGAGTTGGACCATATTAACGGAGTGCGTGATGACAATAGAATAATTAACCTTAGAAGCGTTACACGACAACAAAACCAATGGAATAGAAAAACTGCTAAAGGCTATTATTTTAATAAGCGTGAAGGCAAATTTAGAGCAAAAATATATTTAGATTGGAAAGAAATAAACTTAGGTTATTTTAATACCGAACAAGAAGCAAAACAAGCCTATTTAAACGCTAAAGAAAAATATCATATAATTTAAATAAAAGTAAAATGGAGTATAATAACAACAACACGGCAATTATTTTTAAGAATAACAAGAAAGAAAATGAGAAGCATCCTGATTACAGAGGAACTATAAACGTAGACGGAAGAGAATTAGAAATTAGTCTATGGATTAAAGATGGTAAAGCAGGTAAGTTCTTTTCGGGTAAGATTCAAGAACCATTTAAAAAGATGGAGAATACTTCGGACAAGATTAGAAACGAAAGTTCTGGATTGCCTTTTTAGTCCCAAATTTTATTATATTTGTGACATAGTTACGCTTCGACATTATAGTAACTGAACAGAATTATTACCCGATTATTTGAAAGCGAGGTCGAAGCCGCAAGTAAAATGGTCGGGTTTTTTAATTTTAGATATATGAGAAAGGCATTTAATTTTTATCGAAGCTATTGGGAAGTAGCAAATGAATTAAGCGAAACAGATAGGCTCAAATTTTATGATGCCGTTATGCTTAAACAATTTACAGGAGAAGAACCAAATTTAAACGGAATGGTTAAGTTTGCGTATCTATCTCAAAAGCATTCTATTGATAGGCAAGTAAAAGGTTATGAAGATAAAACAAAAGACCCTTTGGTACACCCTTCTGTAGGGGGTAGGCAAGGGGGTTCTGTACACCCTTCGGTACAAGAAGAAGAGAAAGAGAAAGAGAAAGAACAAGGGAAAGAAAA